AAGAAATTAGTTTTACTCTTTTATCGGGACTTAAAAGATTCATATAATAATTATTATTGTAATTATTTAAATAATTATTTGATAATAATATATTGAAATATGAAAAACATTTCTCCTCATGTTCAAATATATAGATTTCCCTTAACTGCTATATCTTCCATTACAAACCGTATTACAGGACTCGGAATAACAGGTATGTATATTGGATTAGGAACGGCTTATTTATTTAATCAAAATTTACTAGAACACTATGATAAAACAAATCAAATGGTTAAAACCGCCATTAACTATACTATTTTATTTCCAAATATTTATCACACTTATGGAGGAGTGAGACATTTTATATGGGACAGATACCCAAAATTTATCACAAAACAACTTGTACATAGATCATCAATAGCTTTATTTGGTGTTTCTATATTATCAACTATATTAAGTGAAAAGTATATTTTAAAGAAAAATATTAGAAATATTTTATAAATAAAATAAGTATAATATTTAAAAATAACTTGTGTAATATTATTATGATTTCTAATATTAGACATTTTAGTTCCAATGCGTTGAAAAACATTAAAACACACACTTTTGATGCACTAGTAGTTGGTGCTGGTGGTGCAGGATTAAGAGCGACAATGGGTTTAGCTGAAAAAGGTTATAATGTAGCGTGTGTTTCAAAATTATTCCCTACACGTTCTCATACCGTAGCTGCACAAGGTGGAATTAACGCCGCACTTGGAAATATCACAAAAGACGATTGGAAATGGCATTTTTATGATACAGTAAAAGGTAGCGATTGGCTTGGAGATCAAGATGCTATTCATTACATGTGTAAAGAAGCTCCAAACAGTGTATTGGAGTTGGAAAGATACGGACTCCCTTTTTCACGAACTGAAGATGGTAAAATTTATCAAAGGGCTTTTGGTGGTCAAAGTCTTGAATATGGAAAAGGTGGTCAAGCATATAGAACAGCATGTGCTGCAGATAGAACAGGTCATGCTATGTTACATACATTATATGGAAATTCTTTAAAATTTGACGCTAATTTTTTTATTGAATATTTTGCTTTAGAATTATTAATGAACAAAGATAAAACTGCTTGTGTTGGTGCTCTCGTGTTTAATATTGAAGACGGTTGTTATCATATTATAAAAGCAAAAAATACTGTAATCGCAACAGGTGGATATGGTAGAGCTTATTTCTCTGCGACGAGTGCACATACTTGTACAGGAGATGGAAATGCTATGTGTTTAAGAAAAGGGGTCCCTTTACAAGACTCTGAATTTATACAATTTCATCCAACTGGTGTATATGGTGCTGGAGTATTATTAACTGAAGGATGTAGAGGTGAAGGAGGATTTTTAATAAATAGTGAAGGTGAAAGATTTATGGAAAGATATGCTCCTAGTGCTAAAGATTTAGCAAGTAGAGATGTTGTTTCACGATCAATGACTATTGAAATAAATGAAGGTCGTGGTGTAGGACCAAATAAAGATCATATATTATTACAGTTAAGTCATTTACCTAAAGAACTCTTAGAAGAAAGACTACCTGGAATATCTGAAACAGCTAAAATTTTCGCAAATGTTGATGTTTCAATGGAACCTGTTCCAGTAATACCAACTGTGCATTACAATATGGGAGGTATACCTACAAATTGGAAAGGTCAAGTAATAAGTCCAAGTAAAACAGATGAGAATAATACAGTCCAAGGTCTATGGGCAGCAGGTGAAGCAGCAAGTTCTTCAGTTCATGGTGCTAATAGATTAGGTGCAAATTCATTGTTAGACATTGTTGTTTTTGGTAAAGCTTGTTCGGAAAATATTAGCGAGCAAAACAATCCAGGTGAATCGATTGAAGATTACGATAAAGAAGGTCTTGATAAAGATCTAGACACTTATGAAAATTATTTACATAAGACAGGAGGAACAAATGTTTCAGATTTAAGACTTGAAATGCAACAAGTTATGCAAAAACATGCAGGAGTATTTAGAAATGATAAATTATTAAAAGAAGGTGTTGAAAAAATGAATAATTTATATAAAGAATTTGAAAATGTTTCGATTGATGATAAAAGTAAAATATTTAATACAGAATATGTTGAACTATTAGAATTAAAAAACTTGCTTGATAATGCAGTTGTCACTATGCATAGTGCTAATTACAGAAAAGAGAGTCGCGGTGCACATTCACATGAAGATTATCCAGAACGAGATGATGAAAATTGGTTAAAACATACACTAGCTTATATTGAAAATGAAAAAGTTAAGATAGATAGTCGTTCAGTAATAAGGACGGTATTAAATAATGAAGTTGATCCGGTACCATTAGCAAAACGTGTATATTAAAATTTTTGCAAATTGTTTAATATAAATTAAGTTATATTAAATAATGTATCATAGATGTAAAGCAGTTACAATACTCAAAACAAATAGTTGTGGTAATTTTACAACACCTTATAAAGATATGAAATCGATTCAATGGAATTGGGATTCTGCATTTTCTGCGTTAGGAATATTTACATATAATAAAGATCGTGGAATTGCAGAATTAGATTCATTATTAGAAGGTCAATGGGATAATGGATTGATACCACAAGTAATATATCGCGAAGTAACCGACGATACATATCCATCTCCTGAGTTATGGGAAACAGAAAAAACAGCCAAAACATCTTATTTACCTCATCCCCCTGTTTTATCAAGTATATTATGGTTAATGATTATTATGAAATTAAGAGATAAGGATACTATAAACAGGTTATTTGATGCATTCTTTCGTTACCAAAAATGGTTTATAGAAAATCGTGATCCATATAAAAAAGGATTAATATCATCATTTCATCCTTGGGAAACGGCGAGAGAAAATTCACCCGATTGGAAAGATGCTTTAAATAATATACATTTAGAAAAAACAGATATTATTCGAAAAATCCCATTCAAAAATTACAACACACAAATTGATAATGTTCGTCATTTAACTATTATAGAAAAAATGCGTGAATTAGAATGGGATAGTAAAAAAATTTACGATAAAGGATTATTCAATATTTGTGATCCTTCTGTTCAATTTATATTTATCCGTTCTTGTAAAGACCTTTATAAGATAGCAATGTACTTAGAAAAAACAGAATTGTATCCAATATTAGAAGAATGGATCGAATTATATTCATTTGGAAGTAATTATTTATGGAATATAAAAATAGATGCTTACTCGACTTTAAACCTTAATACAGGATTATTATTTAATGGAATTTCTTGTGGTTCAATGTTATATGCATATGCAGACATTGGAAATAAAGAACAAAGAGAATTTATGTATTCACATAGTAAACGAATCTTATATCATTCTAAATATGGGTTTCCATCATGGGATCCAAATCATATAGATTTTCATTCAAAAAATCGTTGGAAAGGTCCTATATGGTGTATCATAAATTTCTTATTAACACTAGGTTTTAAACAACAAGGTATTACTTATTTGTCTGATAAATTAAAAATTCATACAAAATTATTAATAGAAAATAATGATTTTTTTGAATATTTCAATCCATATTCAGGTCTTGGATATGGTAGTACAAATCATTCAGGTACAGCGGCTATGTATTTATTATTTACAAATACTATAATAGATTAATGATCATAATAAATACTATGAAAACCAGGTGGTATACGTGTTGGAATTTTCACACTATTGATATTTTTATTATCAATATCAATTAATGAAATATATGAATTTTCATTATTATTATTGAATGTTAAAATATATTCAATATTATCAATAATAACAACTTGAGGTTCACTATTTCCATGCATATCATTTTCAAATAAAAACATTTCTGGTTTACTATTTTTAAAATCAGATGTATCTATCTTTACATATCCACGTATAAAACCTGCTGCTGAATCAAATATAGAACAATATATTATTTCAGGACTTAATTTTGATATGATAGGAAAATCAAGATTATAGTAAAAATCTACATCTAAATTTTGAATATACTGATTTTCATTAATATGTGTATTATTATTATCTGGATCTATACGAATTTCCTTTAAACGAATATCTCCGCGTATAACATGTTTTTCATTTTCTACATTTTCAAGATCAACGAAATCTTCCATATATAGATCATCCATGACACATGCATAAACAATAAAATCTTTCGCACGTTTAATTGCACGAGAAAAATGGAAAATAAATATATTTTCTTCTAGATGAACCCATTTTGGATCTTTAAATGTGTTTAAATCAAAAATACCAAATCTAGTTATACCTTTTTCTTTATCAAAAAACATTGGTAATTTTTCTTGTAATATTCTCGAGAAATCATACTTAAGAGGCATATCTGGTATAATTAAATGGTCTCCTGTAAATGCTACATCGTGTGTCATTCCGTTATTAATAAGAGAAATATTTTTCTGAAAAATATGTTCCATTTTATCATTAAATATATTAAAAATAAATTTACCGTTTAAAAAATCATAATTATTATAACCATAAAGGTACAGTAAATTTCTTACTTTATCAATAACAGGATGAGCGGTTGTACTAAAAATATTAGGAACATTAAATCTAGAAAGTGTTGAAATATTTAAATTATTGAAATCAATATTTAATTCATACGGCATATCACCTTCATGAAGAGCAAAAAATCTATTTTTCCATTTTAACATAGCAGTATTCGCAGTACCTTTTGCTTCAGGTATAAATTTAAAGAATTGCATGATTGAATACTTTAATATTTGAAAAATACCACGCATACCTTTAAGTTCACCAAAGTAAAGATACATTTTTCGATTCCATTTATCTTCAACTTGTAAACGTTTTGTTTGTATCCATTTATTTTGATAAGTTAATTTTGATTTATCTAAAAATAGACCATGTATCATACCGTCCCCATCAAACCAATGATAGTCTTCATTATCAACATGTTTTGGATTTGAACCAATTTGTGCGAAAAATCCTTTATTCAATTTACCAAATAAATCATTATTATGTATTATAGTAATTGTTTTTTCACTTGTTACTGGTAAAAATTTATCACGTAAATAAAATTGCCGCTTGTTTTTGCAAATTTTATTAGAACAAACAACAAATGATTTTGTTGAAAACGCAAAAACAAAGAAAATTAAAAATGTATACATTTTAAAAGAATTTTCCATATATCATAAATATTATCCAATATTTATATTATTTTAACTAACAAAAGAAATCAGGCATTAGATCTTTTTCTTTTATTTGTTTGTTTACACGATATTGTTCACTATCTTGATCCATAGATACGATTACTTCATCATCAATAAAATGTTTACCGTTACATAACATTGGATCACTTTTAAAAATATGCTTAGCGGCATCACCCATAATATCGGTTGTTCTTGAAATATTCACCATTGCGTCGCCACCTAATAAATTTTGTACAGGAGCGGTATTAATTGTTGTTCTTGGCCATAATGTATTAACAGCAATATTCTGAAACTCTTTATTCCAATATTTAGCCATAAGAGACATATTAAATTTAGACATACTATAATATAAATGATTTACCCACCATTCGTCATTATATAACATATCAATAGGAGGTGCTATAATTAACATATGTCCAGAAGACTTATGCATATTTTGTAAACATTTTTGCCCAAATAAATATGTACCATTTATATTTACACGACTCATTAAATCAACTTCTTTCTCAGTTTGTTTCAATGTGGTATTAAGACATAATGCACTAGCATTTAATACTACTCCATCTATCTTACCATAAACATCTAATGTTTCATTTATAACATGGTCGATTTCTTTTGGTACACGTATATCACATGGAATACCCATACACAAAGGTTTTTTTACAATATCACATATATCTTCTGCTGCACTATAAATAGTTCCCTCTAGTTTTGGATGCTTTTGTATAGTTTTACCAACAATAGTAACATTCGCACCTTGTATAGCTAATTTTTTGGCTATATTATATCCAATACCTCTCGATGCACCCGAGACAATATACGTTTTTCCTTTTAGATTTTCGACAACAGGCTTTAATGTCCTATCTTTTTTTATTGATTTTAAAACAAAGGCGTAATTCTTTTTTATAGAATTCATTGTATTTAAATAAATAAATTTATATTTAAGTTTTTTCTACTTATATTTTAAATGAATCTTTTTTATCCTTTCTATACAATTTACAAAATTATAGTATATATATTTTCTATTTTCACTAACGCTATTATGGGTGACTTTACAAATAGTACAAAAAAAATACGTTGGAATGAAAATAAAAATACTGTCCATTTTACTTATTCAAAATATGAGTACGACAGAAGTATGATAAAACGAGATACTTACTCAATATTACCATTTAATAGAGAATATTTTTAATAAGTCTATAAAGATAACTTATTAAAACGAAATAAACATTTTAATTTAATAATAGTAATGGGACCAAAATTTTACAAGAAAAAAACAACATATTCATCGAATATTTCCACAAACATTGGAAATGCGATTTATCTTATAATAGTAGAATCTCCATCAAAATGTAGTAAAATAGAATCTTATCTTGGACAAAACTATAAATGTATAGCAAGTAAAGGGCATATTCGAGAACTAGATGGTTTAAAAAACATTGATATTAAAAACAATTTTGCGCCAACTTTTACAATTATAAAAGAAAAATCACAACACATTAAAATAATGCGTGAAATTATATCTCAGTTTAAAAAAGAAAATATTATTTTAGCGACTGACGATGATAGAGAAGGTGAAGGTATTGCATGGCATATTTGTGAAGTATTTAATTTACCATTAACAACAAAACGTATATTATTTCACGAAATAACTCAAAAGGCTATTAAAGACGCTATTAAAACACCAACAATAGTGAATATGGATCTTGTTAAAGCACAACATGCTAGACAAATATTAGACATTTTAGTAGGCTTTAAAGTATCACCTCATTTATGGAAACACATTTTCAGTAGTAAAAGCAACGCTCTTTCTGCCGGTAGATGTCAAACTCCAGCATTAAGATTGGTGTATGAAAATGAAATGGAACGTAGAGAAAAAGGATTAGAAAAGAATTACAAAACAACTGGTTTTTTTACAGATAAAAACTTAGAGTTTGTTCTTGGACATAATTTTACAAAGGAATCTTGTTTAGAAAAATTTTTAACAGAAAGTAAAACATTTGATCATATATTGCGAGTTGAAAATGATAAAAATTCATTAAAATCCCCTCCAAAACCTTTTAATACATCAAGATTATTACAGGTAGCAAGTAGTACAATAAATTCTGGTCCAAAACTTACCATGCAATTGTGTCAGAGTTTATATCAAAACGGGTATATTACGTATATGAGAACAGATAGTACAAAATATGCTCCTCCATTTTTAGAAACTGCGAAGCAGTATATTATTAACACCTTTGGTGAAAACTATCTTGGACAGTTTAAAAATATTATTAACAATAGTAAAGAAAATCCCCATGAGGCAATACGTGTGACTGATATAAACCGAAGTACAATTGTATCAAAAAACAGCAAAGAAATGACTCTTTATAAATTAATATGGAGAAATACAGTTGAAAGTTGCATGTCTAGTGCGAAATACTTAAATACTGATATCTATATAAGTGCTCCAAATATAATAGTGAATAAAAAGTCCAAGGCAATCGAGTATCATCATTTATTAGAAATGCCTGTATTTTTGGGATGGAAAATAATCAACACACGTGAAACATCCATTGATGAGATAAATGGATTAAAGCTCTATTTAAAAACACTTCAAACGCATCCTGTATCTTGGACAAAAATAAGAAGTAATATAGTTGTTAGAAACAAAACAGCTTATTATACAGAGGCGAATCTTATTAAAAAGCTGGAAGATCTAGGTATTGGTAGACCATCTACATTCGCAATGTTAATTGAGACTATTCAAGAAAGGGGATATGTAAAATGCACTGATATTGTTGGTGAAAAAATGAAGTGTAATGAGTTTTTACTCACTCCCGATGTCTTGGACAAAATAACTATAGAAAAAGAATTTGGTAATGAAAAATCAAAGTTACAAGTACAAGACTTAGGTATATTGTGTATAGAATTTTTAGTAAAACATTTTGAAGAGCTTTTTTCTTATGGATACACGGAAAATATGGAAAATGACCTAGATAAAATAGCATGTGGACTTGGTGATAATAAATGGTATGATATTTGTGAACAAAACTTAGAAACTATAAAAGAACTATCAAAAGGTATATCTAATTTGAAAAAAGAGCGATACATGTTAGATGAAAACCATGAACTATTATTTACACAATATGGTCCATCAATAAAGCAGATAATTGGAGAAGAAACAAAATATTTTAAAACAAAGATAGATAAAATAGATATGGAAAAATTAAAGAATGATGAATATAGTTTAGAAGAATTACTTAAAACAGATGATGATTGTTTAGGAGATTATAAAGGATATAAATTAAATATTAAAACAGGTAAATTTGGTAATTATTTAGAATACGGAACTACGCGAGTAAGTATAAAAGAATGGAAACGACCTATCAATGAAATGGACTATGATACTGCTGTAAAAATGTTAGAAGAAAAAGAGAAAAACAGTAGTACTGTATTGAGGGCAATTAATTCAGAGTTAAGTATACGAAACGGAAAATATGGTCCTTATGTATTTTTCAAATCAGATACAATGAAAAAACCAAAGTTTTTTCCATTAAAAAAGTGTCCACATGAATATAAAACATGCGATATTGATACATTGACCGAATGGATTACAGATACACATCTACAAGGAAAATAATAATATAAGATATAGAAATGTATAATACAACATTTATAAAATATTTTTATCTTTTAGTATTATTTTGTGTAGGATTTATAGCAATTTATAATGATGTAACAGAACCAACTGGATTTAAATTTATAACAGGTTTTCAATCATTACTAGTTGCTATATTTGTTTTTCAATTACTTAACGATAGTAGTAAACAATTAAAAGCTTTACGAATTGATATTCCTGAAACTGTATTTACACGTAGTGATTACATAAATATACCATTATTTTGGGTAATTGTACCATCTATAATAATTCAATTAATTTCTTCGGTGTTTATTACAATAACAACAGATTATGTATATCGTGTGTATAATAGATTAAAATTAAATAGAGACGATAGATACCGTTTAAATATATATAAATGGATGTTTATTATATCTACATTAACCGTAATGTTATTGATTTATAGTTATTGTAACGATTTTAATATGGGTCAAAATAGTACAAATTTTGCTGGATCATATAAAACACTATTATTAGTAGCTTTTATCGCAAGTATTGTATTACCTATATCTAATTTGTTTATATCAAGAAAATTTTCGAAATTACAGTTTTCAATAACAGAATAAGATATTCGTAAACAAAAAATATAAAAAATATTTTATTAATACAAAATATATTTTATGAAATTTCATGAAACATCATTTGATGATTATTTAATAGAGCACAGCAAGATAGACTTTCACCCTGAACTAACTAACAAATTCCATAATAAAATAACAAAAAATCGATATGAAATGGGTAATTTGATATTATATGGACCATCTGGAACAGGTAAATATACACAATCATTAAAAATAATAAAAAAATACAGTCCAACTGAATTGAAATATGAAAAAAAAATGTTTTTAAATTCAGATAAATATAATTTTGTTTATAAAATTAGTGATATCCACTATGAGATCGATATAGCATTATTGGGATGTAATGCGAAATTGATATGGCATGAAATATTCTTACAAATTGTAGATATTATTTCGATGAGTTCTGCAAAATTTGGTATTATATTATGTAAAAATTTTCACACTATTCATCCAGAATTATTACCTATTTTTTATAGTTATATGCAACAATATAATAATAAAATGCAGCCATTTCAAATAAGATATATTTTATTAACGGAACAAATAAGTTTTATAACAAACAACATATTAAATTATGTAAAAGTTATTAATGTAAAACACCCTGATGATAGTATTTACTATAAATATCTTAAAACACCCTGTTATATTGATAAAAATTGTATATTAAATTTAAAAGAGACAAAATTATTAGAAAAAATTAAAGATGATAGTAATATTCCAGAAGAAACATTTGATATTATAACAAATTTAATAATAAAAAAAATGGATAAACCAAATAAGATAAATTTATCTGAATTTCGAGAACTATTATATGATATATTAATTTATAATCTAGATTTTATCGAAGTATTATGGAGTATAATTTCACATTATGTCCAAGAAGGAAAAATAAGTGAAAATAAAACAAATGATATATTATCAAATATCTATGGTCAGATAAAACAATACAATAATAATTATCGACCTATTTACCATTTAGAGAATATATTACTTAATATAGTAAATACCTTTATAGATGAGTGAATTCGAAAAATATTATAAAACATTAGATATAGATAAAACAAAAATAACAAAAAAAGACTTACGTAGAGCTTATTACAAAAAGGCATTAAAATATCATCCAGATAAAAATACTGATAGAGATACTACTGAAAAGTTTCAAGAGATAAATATTGCCTATGAAAAACTAATGTTTTATCATAATTTTATTGAAGACAAAGATGAATCATTTAAAGACACAAGTAGTTTTAATAATACATTATATTCATTTTTAAAGCCTTTTTTTGAAACAAATGCTATGAAAGATTTTCAAAGTAATTTATTAATTTCTATTATTGAAAAATTGAGTGAAAAGTGTGAAGATAAGGCAATTGATATATTGAGATCATTAAATAATGATACATATAAAAAAATATATAATATTTTACATGCACAAAAAGATATATTACACATTCCTGAAACTTTTTTCGAAAAAATGATAGATACATACAAAGAAAAAAAGTCAAATGATAAAATTGTACGAATTTTTCCATCAATATCTGATTTATTAAACGAAAATGTATATAAGTTAGTAGAAAATGACGAAGAATATTTAATACCATTATGGCATCATGAATTAATCTATGATAATAAAGAAAATAATGGTGAATTAACTGTATTATGTTGTCCAAAAAACGACAAAGATATTGAAATTGACGAAAATAACAATTTATACGTATATAAAATATATGATTTAGGTGAAATATGGTCTTTAAACGATATTGTTATTCAAATTGGTACAAAAACATTAAAAATACCCAGAAACAGTTTAAAATTGATTGAAAAACAAACAATTACACTACCTAACATAGGAATTCCACGAATTAATAATAAACATATTTACGACACGTCAAAAAAAGGAAATATCTATATAAATATAGAAATAATATGAAAAAGTGTAAAATAATTCCAGGATATAAAGGAATAATGGATCTAGATTTAACAAATATTCAAGAAGAATATAGAGAAAACGCCATTGAACGACATTTGAAAGAAATTGAAGAATATAAAATAGAGCAAAAAAAACGTCCGGAACATTTACGATATGAAAATACGGTTGAACGTATTAGAAATGAACATATTTTAGAAGATAAAATAAAAAACGAAAGAATGATTCGATTATCTAATGAACGTTTAAACTATAATAAAAATTATAATAATTCCAAAATTTAACTTATTATATAATAATATTATAAGTTAAATATGAGTACAAAGAAATTGCGTCGTAAAATAAGTGTGAAAAAAAAGAACACAAAGAAAGGAGGTCAATATGGATCAGAAAAAATAGCGGAATTTGTAGAGTTTAACAACATTATAGATGACAACTGTACAATATGCCAAGAACCTTTGAACAGTTCAGAAAAAATAAAGACTAACGGAATCGTATATCAACTTACGTGTGGTCATCAATTTCATACTAATTGCTTGAAACGTTTGTGTGAAAAAGAAACTGATGATGCTAATAGAAAAAGTAATGTTGAAAAAAGACCTCCTGAAAATTTTAGCTGTCCTATATGCAGAGATACAACACTTAAAGAAGATCATGATTGTACAAGTGTAAATGAATTATATCCCATTGGACCAGTAAATAAAGAATATAAAACTAGAAAATATACTGGAATACCTGAAAAGAATAATAGATTTGGTAAATTTGCTAATTTTTTTAGAAAAAAAACAGGAGGAAAAACTAAATCTAGAAAAACGAAAAAAGTAAGACAAAATAGAAAAAAACAAATTCGTTAATCATTTTAATTTCACAATCATAAAGTGAAATTAAAAAAACACGTGTTTTTTATTCAAAATATTCTAATTTTTTATTTTTTATAATTTATGCTTCGGCTTCAACAACCTTTTTTTTCTTAACTACCTTCTTTTTCACAGGTGCAGCTTCTTCACCGACATCCTCTGTAGCTACCTTCTTTTTCACTACCTTCTTTTTCACAACTGGAGCAGGTTCTTCTACAACTTCAGGTGTAGCTACAATTTCAGGCATTTCACTCTCATCTTCATCACTGTCTTCAGCAGTCACATCATGTGAAGTACTTTCGGTCTTTGTGAAAACAGTTTCTTCACCTGCATCATCATCCTCTTTAATTTGTTGCGTTTCAATCGCACCTCTCTCTTCTTCCGAAAGCATTACTCTGCATTTACCATAAACACTTACCACTTCACGAGGTTTCACGACACATTGAATTACCTTCCATGTTACACCCCAACCCTTTCCGCCTTTCCAAAGACCACCACATTGCAAAACACATGCTACTTGACTTAGCTTAGGAACAAAATCTGGTGGTGTTACACGCTCGTTATCACATGGAAAGATCATATTTTCTTTGGTATCATATAGCTCCACAGCCCACTTTCCACTATAACATGGTACCTTAGCACGAATACTAGGAGGTTTAGAAGAATCTACCTTTTTTGTACCCTTCAAATATGCATATTTCAAGAATGGAAAGAAGCTATGTTTACAAACCTCACGACTCATCTCTTCACCAAACCAAAGTTCAGAATTCTTAACAGCCTGATCAATAATCTCATTTTCAAATGACTTTACCTTTTCTAGGAAAAGGTCAGTACTTGGTTTACGATAATCTTCATTAGGAAAATTCAAAGTCATACTGAAACGACCGTCTCCACCACTACCATCATCGTAATCTGAAATACCCCAGGTCATCATCATAGGAGCTGAAATATGCAAAGAACGATTTGTTTGAGTACTGATAATATTCACAGACATACCACCTCGCTCATTAATCTTAGGAGGCATAAATTTGATAGCGGAAGTATCCCACTCGTTAGTTGAAAGAACAATTGGCTTAGACATTTTTACTAGAACTTGACTAATATACTATACTATAATGAGCATTCTCTAAATCAATTTTATGCTAATGTATTTTATTACTATTATGCAGCGAAAATGATGTTTTTTTATTCAGCTAATTTACATTCATGTATTGTTATAATAACATTATTGTATAGTAATAATAATTTTATTTTTTCTTCTGAAGTCAAATATTCTAATTTTAATTTCTGTTCTTCAGTTAAAACTCTATAATTAGCAATATCATTATAAAGTTCGTAGTATATTTTAGAATATTTTTCCATTTCGAATATTTTAAAAAAATAAAAAAAATATATTCATGCTTTTACTTTTATAAAGTTTATAATCAAAATATATATAAATACAGTATACAGAATATATATAATGTTATCTAATGAAGTTGTGAATATTAATATTATCGCAAATAATGAAACCGGTGAAATAGAAGTAATCGAAAATAAGATAACTACAAAAAAAGAAGAAGATGAATATATTACTCCACAAGATTATTTTGATAATCCTGATATAATAAAAAAGATGAAATTACCTGATCTAAGAAAGACATTAAAATTTTACAAAAATTCCATGATAATTCCAAATAATTCAACACAGCAAATTAAAAACGCGAAAGCAGCAGTAAAATCGTTACATGATTTTACACTAGTAGGTAATAAAAAAGATATATTACAACGTCTAGTTAATTACTTTGACCAAGAACGTTTAGTCGTAAAAATACAAAAAATTATACGCGCGTATTTTGTTAAAAAATTATTTACATTAATCGGACCTGGATTTAAAGATAAAAATATATGCGTAAATACTGTAGATTTTAGTACATTAGAAAATTTAAATGAAATTACTATATTTGATTTTTATAGTTATAAGGATCAAAATAATAAAATTTACGGTTTTAAATTATCATCCTTAAATACACTAATAAAAAAAAGAAAATATAAACCTATTGAAAATCCATTCAATAGAGAAAATATAAATTATTTATTAGATGATATTAATAAATTAAAACGTATCAATAAAATTGTACAAACCAAATTTATACCCCCAAAACGTAAAATAATACAACAAAATGTAAAACCTATACGAAGAATAAGAAATAATAATACGCGTAATAATACACCTTTTACAAGAATTCATGAATCATTATTACATGAATACAATTATGATTGTGAAATGATGTTAAATTTCTTAAGAACGACTCGTAGTAAAACAATTCAAGAGAGGGCTCGATTATTATTTACTGAAATTGATAATCTAGGTAACTATTCAAATTACGAATGGTTTTCAAGTCTTGATAGAAGGGGATATATTCGTTTCTTTAGAATTCTTAGAGATATTTGGGTATATAGAGCTCAAATACCCGTTAGAATTAAATTTAAAATATGCCCTTTATGGGATCCATTTTTAATTTTAACAGATATTAATAGTTTAAATGAATTAAGTATAGAACAACTACAAAGCTTATGTTTATCAGTAATGGAAGATATGATATACACAGGTGTAGATAATGAATTTAAAACATTAGGAGCATTACATGTGTTATCAGTATTAACTGTTGTAAATCATGGAGCTCGTCAAGCATTACCATGGCTTTATGAATCATTAATTTAATTAATTAATAACAATTGTTTATTAATTAATTTTATATATTATCGTATGAGGTATTATTTAAATAACAATCAAATATTTTTCTAAATGTTTTACAATACTATTATAGGTTAAATATTTTTTATAAAAATATGGTAATATATAACTAAAAAATACTTTTCTTACCTAAAAATAACTTTTTAAACGAATTGTAGTGTATTATCGAAAGGAATATTTTAGGAAAATATATTTTAGTGCGTTAAACCACTTAAAAAAAGAACTATATACAGTGTATACTTAGAATGGTAAGATCCGCTAAGACTACTTCCGAAAAAGCTCCTGCTACTAAAAAGACCACCACCGCCACTAAAAAGGCTGCTGCCCCTAAAAAAGAGGCCACCCCAGCTCCTGCTGCTGCCCCTGCTGCTCCTGTAGCTAACGAGGTTGTTGAAGAAACCAGTGGTATTCAACAAAAGATGAATGAATTCAGTGCTAAACTTCAACAAATTTCCAGTATCTTCTCTTCCATGAAAGGTGATTTCAAAACCCTTGAGAAGACCGTTACTCGTGAACTTAAGGCTGCACAAAAGGCTTCATCTAAAAGAGCCAAACGTGCTGGTAACCGTCAACCATCAGGATTCGTCAAGCCTACCCGTATCAGTGATGAACTCGCTAAATTTTTAGGTAAGAGTGTTGGAACTGAAATGGCTCGTACTGATGTAAGCAAAGAAATCAATGCTTATATTCGCGCTAACAATCTTCAACGCCCTGATAACGGAAGATTTATTGTACCTGACGCTAAACTCACCACTCTTCTTAAATTGAAGAAAGATGATGAACTAAGTTACTTTAATCTTCAACGTTACATGAAGCCTCATTTCATCAAGGCTGAAGCATCTGCCTCTGCATAAATATATAAAAAAATATTTAGAATATTAAAATTTTAAAAGTAATATAAAAAACGGTTTATAACATTTTGCGAATGTTATAAATTTAAACAAATACAAATCCATACTTAGACATAATCGTCTTCAACTCATTTCTATTATAATTTTTGTTAATATCGTAATTAATATCACTTGTTAGTATTTGAACATCAAATAATCTATGTATTTCTATTAATGAGTTATAATTTTTAATATACTTTGTATTTTTCAATAACCAATTATAAAATCCATATTGATCTATACTGTTATCATTTGATTTCTCATATTCTTTGTACCATTTAAAAGTTTCAAACAAAGTTGTATTATTATCATTGATATTATAGTCAGTACCCGATAATATAGTTATTTGTTTAAATATTGGAAAAGATATATTTAAATCATCTAATATACGATCACGATGATAAATTAATACAGTCTCATTAATAAGACTTAAATGACGAATTACTCTTGAACATCCATAAACAAACATATCCATATCATCACTCAAACAACCATAACAATCATACTTATTACTCAACTGTATTTCGGCACAAGTTTTATCTGCTTCACCGTTCGCATTATAATATTTTACTCCAAACGCATCCATTATTTCTTTTACTGACGATATATCTTTTTCTTTTACTCTAACAAACTGTCGTTTTAATAAATACATATCTTGTATTATATTTTCACGTAAATCTTCATCGAGAGTATTTTCTAGTTCGATATTTAGTTGGTTATATTTTTGTTCTGCATCAACTTTCAACAAATGACGTTTTCGTAACGTATCCATTTTTTCAGGTGGAGGTTTTCCATCAAATACAAATAAAGGGTGTATATTATATTTATGAAATAATGATATCATATGATAAATGTTTTCATGTAACAAATTTTGAGATATATATTTATACAAATAAATACTAATATCTATCACTATAAATTTTCCATTTAATGTTGATAAATGTTTTTTTTCTATTGATTTTTTTTTACAATTTTGTGTAAAATAACGATTTAAACATCTTATTCCCATATAATTATTTTTTTTTCCGTTAAACATTTAATAACTACGATAATCAATTTTATACATAAAGATATTAAATATCGTTAATCGTCATTCGCATAGTATCTTTATAAATATCGGAAATTTTCATCTTACTAAAATTTTCTTCAAAACTAGCAATTGTTGTCTTAAAACGTATATCATTTGCGTACGTAATTATTAATGTTATAAATTTTTTTATATTTGTATTTGTCGAACGAAACTGTAATAATGTATTATTATTTTGTTTGCACCATTTTTCAAAATCTTTTAAATTAAATAACAACAATGTTTTTAAAATATAATATGATAATGTATGAGTTTTTTCTCGAAACAATATTGTTTTACAATTTATATCAATTAAATCATTGTAACTAATATTATTATAATGTAAAATTTTACAGGTTTGAAAAATCGCGAACTTAAGTTCATTATTAATTAATATATCAAATTTATTTAAAAACTCTTCTTTTGTATCTGTTTTTAAAAATGATATAATAACACTGTTTAATATCTGCGCCCAAACTTCACAATATGATTCATAAATACGCAAACCTTTATCATTAACTACTTTAAATTGTTGTGTGATAATATCTTCATATTGTGTATCTTGATGAGAAAAATCTAAACCTAGACAATGAAATGTTTCGTGAATAAAAACTTTAAACCATTCTTCTAAACGAAAAATACATATAGATGTTTTTAATTTACAAGACGTGGTAAATGCACTATTTACATGTAAAGGTGTTAATATTTCGGCATCTTCTCCTAATGTTTTTTTATGATTACTAAATAAAATATTTACATCTAAATAGTTACTACATTTGTTTTTAATATGAGGTTGAACAAATTGCAACCATATAAATATATGTTTTATACATTTATTGAAAAACATATTTACTTGCCTTAGGGATTTTTCATCTTGGACAGATGGATAATATAAAAATATATTATATTTGTTATTATTTATATCTAAGGTGTATCTTTTATAAAATAAACCTTGTTTTTTTAAAAGTTCTTGTATTTCATTTGGTATAAATGAAAAATCGCTGAAATTAAGTAATGTATTATCTAAAGAATATGTAAGTTGAGAAGAATTCATTAAAAAATCTCTATCTTTCCATAAATTCGATATATCGGTAAGTTCTTTGAAAAACGTAGATAATGTTTGTTTATAAAGAGTAATTTTTTGTTTTACTATTGGTAATTTATCTAATAATTTATTCATAATATATTAAATTATATATTATAAATAGAATTAACGTGAAGCATATGATTCAATTGCACCAATATTATAACGTACTTTCATTAAAATATCATCTTTTTCACCAGGTGCACCATGAATGAAATGAATTAACTTAGCATTTTTTGTATTTAACAACATTGTTTTTAAATCTTCATTTTGTTCAAACTTAGCAGTAATAGCTATTTCACGTTCTTTTTCACTACGTTCTCCGTAAAAGTCTGGATCTACTTCAATGTTTTTAGGTCTTAATAATGTATCTTCTGTTTTCAACTTCTTTTTTGCTTTCGCATTTGCTCTACCATTTTTACTTCCAGCAGACATTGCTAAATCTACATCCTTAGCAATATGGCTACTAGTACTATCTAAAGAAAACAAATGATAAAAATCAGTATTATTTTTCTTGAATTTAGAACCTTGATAATAATGCTCTACAGAAATCCATTTTTTTCCATCAACAACAAATGGAGATTCCGACCATGAATCATCTAATTTGCGTCTCCAATTAGGTATTTTCGATAATTCAATATATTCTGAACGTTTATTATTTGGTATTTTCTCGTTTGTTCCTTTACCGGGTTTTGATGTATTATTCGAATTACGATAAAATTCAAATACCGTATTATTATCATACATATTAGACATTTCTATTTCATCATCACTTTCATCATTATCAATGCCTATTTTTGATTTTAAATCTTTAAAATCATCTATTAAATAATACGGACCAGAATTATGCTCAAGACATTTATTTAAAATTAATGTTTTTATATAATACGGTATTTCAAAAAATTTAAATAAGCGTTTATCTTTATATTCAACAAGTTGATAATGATTTCCACTAAAAGTTGTAATAATATAATAATCAGGATTAAATACACCCTTACTTTTAATATCTTCATGTATTTCACCACAAAGTAATACATTGTGTATATCATTTTCAATATAGGCTCTTTCAGACAAGATAATAAATTTAACATTTAACAATTTTTCTAATACCGATATTGCCCAACTATTTGCCCAAAAACCAGATGTTTGAATATACTCACGAAATTTTTCCAATGTATCAATCAATTTAAAATCCCCTACATCTTCTTCTATCATAGATTGAGCCAATTGCTTACTTTTTAAAAGCTGTTTATGATTTTCTTTTAAATCTTTTATCTCATTTAATATAGCACGTAACTCGTATTTATTGTTTTTGGATTTTTTGGCGCGAACATTTAAATCTTTTTCTGTTTTTTCTTTTATTTCTGTTAATTTTCTATTATATTCATTTATAGTACCAGATATATCTACAAACAACTCACGATGTTCAGAAAAAACTTTTTCAGTAACATGTTTGGCTAATAAAGCACGTAATTTTTCAACTGTAGTTATATTACCAATTTGTTTAAATGCATCACGTATTACTGCGAAAAAACAATCTCCATTACGTTCAACATCATGAATATTATACGAAGATGACTTAATATAAGTTTGTAACCAATTATCATTGGGTGTTCCCTCAAAATCTAGTCGTATTTTTTTAGCAATCTCTTCTGTTTCTTCAGGTAAATCTTTTAGTGGTTTTACATTTTTGTCTTTTGTAAAAATACCATCTAATAATTTATCATCAATTTTACTCATATTTTTTGTTTTTTGAGATGGTTTAACTTTTACTGAAAACGCATCCTCATCTTCATCACTTTCTACTTTCTCTTCTTCTTCTGTTTCTTCCGGTTCTTCTGTTTCTTCTGTTTCTTTTGAATTATACAAATCAATTAATTCTTTTAAATTATTACTTGAACTATAACGATCAACAAATGTCTCATTTAAAAAACCAAATGTTAATGGTGTGGTAATTTTATCAATATTAATATCTTTATCTTCATCTAAAATATCTAAAGTATCATTTTTTACCATTTCTACTACACCAATCTGTTTTTTTACTTTATTGTAAATGACTAAATAAATTGGTACGTAAACAATATTACGTTGTATAAAAGTGTACTTTAATTTTCCAAAAACAATTAATAATCTTTTTCCAAAGATTTCCATTTCATATATTGTTGATTCGTATCCGACATCCTCTTTATCAATGTTACCATCTTCATTATAGAATACCGTTGTATTTATATTTGAATAAACCATTATATATTTTAACACTATATTTAGATTTAAAACATATACGCATTTTTATTTCCTATAATATTATATAAATATGGATAGCGTTCTTTATGAACCTTATAATGTTACCCAATTAGTAGAAATGATTAAAAACTACTGGTTATATCTTTTAGGTTTAATTTTAGTAATATTCTATACATTTTTCTTTAAAAAGGCAAAAAAAGTATTTAAAAATATAATGAAGGGTGGTGGTAGTTGAGGACAAGCAAATGTACCAGAAGAATCAAATAATAATTAAAAACATAATTTAATTTGTGGGATGACTAACATAATAAACAAAAATTTATTATGATATGAGATACAAATATAATAATTATGTTCTTCTAGAAACAATACGAGAATTTTTTACTGTTCCTACAGGACAACTTGGTAGACTTGTAGGTTTATAAAATACCATAGAATTATTTGAGTAACTCGATTTTCTATATCCAGGTGGTACATTTGGTTTATAAATTAACGACACATTACACTTTTCACAAGGGTTTTTCATTATATATTAATTATACATTTTATATAATGAAAAAAGTATCACTTGATTAAATATTCATATCCATATACTTAAATACAGATCTACTAGAAAGACTAATATGTTCTTTTGCTTTAAGACCGGAAAAATAAACAATATTTTGTTTTATCTTATTTTCCCATTCTTCACATGAATGTAAAAAATCTCTAGAATTTTGCACAAGTAAAAATACATTTTCAGTAATTTCATCAACTTCATGTGTTTTATTTTCACTATCAATATAGTCTTTAGTTAAATTCTGTAAAAACAATATTAAATTAATCAATGATTGTTTAGAAATCATATCCTGTTTTGTTAAATTAACTAAAAATATAGAATGTGCTTTTCTATATTCATTTGATTTATTATAATCACAAAATCCTTCATAATCGTCATCAGGATTAACGTATTTAATATTTGATAAACTTTCCTTGAAACGCGTAATATAATTATCTAAAATATCGCCAAACAAATCAAAATGTCCAACTAATTCTACATAAAACTCTGAATATAACTCTGATAAAAAACGGTCGTTACTACAAATATCAAATATTGTATTTCCTATTTTTTGTTGTTTTTCACTATCACCTTCATTCTCATTTAAAATTTCTATTATTTTTGGTATAACCCTATTTTTAATTTCATGGAACTTATCTGCTGTAAATTTATTTAAATCAGATCGAATTTCATGAATTTTTTTATCAAAATCTGATAGCTCTATTTTAGCTGTTGGTTTAAAATTTCGAATCGCTTCCCAATCTTCTATATTTAAATCATTATAAGAAGATCCTTTCGACATTTTATTTCCTCGTCTTTTTTTTCTATCAAAACTTCTTTCTGAACGTGTTAATTGTACTTTTTCAGGAATATTATCAAGCCCTAATAATTTTTCTAACTCACTTATAATATCACTAATATCTTTATCTACTGAAAATTCTTTTTGGGATTTAATATAATTTATTTTTTCATATGTATATTGTATCATCTTTGGTTTCGGTACTATATACTAATGGTTTCTATTTATATTATTTATATTATTAATAAATAAAGTAGTTAAATAGTAATTTACATTTATAAATAAATCATGGATATAATGACTTCAAATGAAAATGAAGAGATAAAAGTGATAAATAATTGGGATGATTATGATCTTAGAGAAGATATTTTAAGAGGTATTTATTCATATGGATTTGAAAATCCGAGTCAGATACAAAAGACTGCTATATTACCTATTATTGAAAATCGTGATGTAATTGCACAAGCACCATCAGGAACTGGTAAAACAGGGACTTTTTCTATAGCATCACTTCAAAGGGTAAATGTTGAAGAAAATAAAACACAAGTTTTGATTTTAGCTCCTACACATGAATTAGTAAAACAAATTTCAGAAGTGATTACATCAATAGGAACAAGTATTAATAATTTAAAAATTAAAACACTTATAGGTGGAACATCAGTAATTGATGATGCAGAAGAATTAAAAAAAAACGTACCACATATTATTATTGGTTCAGTTGGGAGGGTAAGTGATATGATAAGAAGACGAAATATTAAAACATTCGATATTAAATTATTTGTATTAGACGAAGCTGATGAGATGTTATCAGGAGGTTTTTTAGAAAATATTCATCACATGTTTTTAACGTTTAATAAAGATATACAAGTAGCTATTTTTAGTGCTACTTTACCTAAAGAGATATTAGAATTGACTAATAAATTTATGCGTAATCCCATAAAATTAACAATAGAAGCAGAAAAATTAAACTTAGAAGGAATTGAACAATATTTTGTAGCACTAAATAGTGATCAAGATAAATATGAAACATTAAAAGATTTATTTGGAAAATTATCCATTAATCAAACTATTATTTATGTAAATAGTGTGAATAGAGTTATTGATTTGCATCAGGCCATGATTAAAGATGGATGTGCTTGTTGTTGTATACATAGTTCAATGACTTCATCTGAAAGGCATTCAACACTAGAATCATTTAGAAAGGGTACAAATCGTGTATTAATATCATCAAATGTTACAGCAAGAGGTATCGATGTACAACAAGTTAGTATGGTAATTAATTTTGATATACCGAGATGTGTACACAATTATTTGCATCGTATAGGTCGTAGTGGTAGATGGGGTAGAAAAGGTATTGCTATTAATTTTGTAACTCGTGAAGATATAAATACAATGCGAAAAATAGAAAGTCATTATAATAGTAAAATTTCTGAATTAACAGCTAATTTTGAAAAATCATTATATTAATCTAAATTGTAAGAATATTGTATAAAAAAGAAACCAATAGATATTAGAAATAATCCTAAACAAAAAATATTCATATTAAAATCTTTTAATTTCAAAAACCAAATACTTAAAAAGAATGTAATAAACGTACTAAAATTTAAAAGTAAATGTACTATGGTAGGATTATTACTATGTTTCATAGCATAATAAATAGAGTATCTAGAAACAATTGCTAATAAAACTACTAAAAATAGAAACCAATAATAATATTCTTTATTTATTTTTTCCAAATATTTTAAAGAAAAAATATGAAATCCAGTGATTAGAGAGGCTATTAGCGAATAATAAACAACAAGCATATATAATATTATTGATATTATATATTGCGTTTTATAAAATATTATAATTTCCACTTATTCTGTAAATGGAATCGTGGATAAATGATTTTATAAAAAAGGCAGAACATGAAATAAATGAAACTTTATCAAAAACAATAGGTGTTGAAACTGTAAAAGAAAAAATTGCAATTGATAACAGTAAATTACATTCATCATTTAAATTACCAATTGAATATGTCGATAAAGATAGTTTACACCCATTATCTAGTACTGTTCGAGATGATTTAGAATTAGTAAATAAAGATGAAGATTCTGTTTATAGTAAACTTTTTCAACCTTCTAATATTCTTGGTCATAATATGATTGATGATTGGAAACAACAATTTACATCTGATGAACAATATTTAACAGACACACAACTTGTATTAAAAGAGACAAAACCAATACCGTCCTTTTTTAAAAGATATGAGGTAGATGATAATGAATTCTTGGACAATTGGAATGAACTAAAGATAGATCATTCTGTATTTTTAGAAAAGTATGGATTTATAGAATGGCCCATGTTTGAATCTTTCAATAGATCTTCTTTGTTTCTACAATTATTGTCTGTTATAAATATGATGTCTCCTGTAATAAGCTTAATGTTACCGTTTATATTTCTATTGTTTCCATTTTTAATATTAAAATTAAGAGGTATACCAATTACGATGAATACATATATAACTGTATTAGCTGATATCGCAAAACATCACTTCATTGGTAAAACATTAAGTAATATGAAAAATATATCTCCTACTAGTCTCATTTATATGGTTATGGGAACATGTATGTTTTTCTACCAGATATATCAAAATATAATTTCATGCAAACGTTTCTATAGAAATGTACAACGATTAAGTCGACATTTAATTATTTATAAGTTATATCTTGGACATACTATTGAAAATATTGACTATTTTGTAAGTATTCATAAAGATAAACACAGTTATAAACAGTTTTGTTTAGATGCGAATGAACATTCTCAGGTATTAAAAGAAATACGATTTATTTTACAAAGTCATGAAACACCTGATTTTACAGTTTTTGATATAGGTAAAATAGGATTATTATTGAAAAATTATTACGAGTTACATAATAATAAAAAATATGAGAAGAGCTTAAGATATTCATTTGGTTTCGAAGGATTTATTGATAATATTCAAGGATTACAATTACACTTGTCCAAGAAATCTATAAACAATATTTTAATAAATAACAATGAACATAGTAATTTTAATGAACAATATTATCCTTTACAAATAGAAAATACAAAATGTGTTAAAAATACATGCAATTTAAAGAAAAAAATGATTATTACTGGACCAAATGCATCAGGAAAAACAACACTACTTAAAACAACCACTATTAACATAATATGTGCACAACAAGTGGGTGTGGGATTTTTTGGAGAAAATTCTAACATAAATCCATATACACATATACATTCGTATTTAAATATACCCGATACCTCTCAAAGAGATAGTTTATTTCAAGCGGAATCTAGAAGATGTAAAGATATTATTGATACCATACATAATTCGTCAAAAATGAGTAGACACTTCGGTATTTTCGATGAATTGTATTCTGGAACAAATCCAGAAGAAGCAACTAAATCAGGATACGCATTCTTAAAATATTTGTCCAAGTATAAAAATGTTGATTTTATTTTAACAACTCATTATAACAAAATCTGTGTGAAATTAAATAAAAACGAAAACATTCAAAACTATAAAATGAATGTTATCGAAAATACTGATAGCAAACTTGTTTATACATATAAAATGAAAAAGGGAATATCAAAAGTCCAAGGTGCTATAAAGATATTAGAAGATATGGAATATCCTGAAGAAATTATAAACGATGTGAAAAATTTCTCAAAAAAATCTAAGGACCCTGTAATTGAAAAGGTTGAGAATTCGAAAACTCAAATACACGATCACAAACTTTATTTGTCTTAGATTTTGTTTGTCTTGGTTTTTCTAAAGGTGTTAATTTGGTAGAAGTTGGAGTAAATTTACTAGGTGTTAAACGTGTTGTGAATGATTCCATTGAAGGTCCATCACCATCTTCATCACCATCTTCTTCATCACCTGTATCAGGTGCCTCTTCCGGTGCTTCTTCCGGTGCTTCTTGAGGTGCTTCTTGAGGTGCTTCTTGAGGTGCTTCTTCAGGTGCTCCTTCCGGTGATCCTTCAGGTGCAGGTTCTTCTCCAGGTTCCATATTTTCAATTACCTTAAATGAGAACATACTAAACATCATAGATGCTAAAATAATGAAAAGTAAAAATAACATAGCTAACATTTTTCGTTGTTTAAACATAATATAAATTATAAATATATAATTTTAAATACTAAACCATTTAAAAAGAATTTATAAGTATAACATATACTTGAGTAGCAAAGAAATGTCTAGCGAAAGTGAAGTACAACGTCTTACAGGAATGGTAAAATGGTTTAATAATAAATCTGGTTTTGGATTTATTACTGTTTGCGGAGAAAGTGATTTTGGAGGCAAAGATATTTTTGCTCATTATTCTTCTATTCGCGTAACAAACTCTCAATATAAATATCTTGTTCAAGGTGAATATGTTGATTTTAATCTAGTAAAGTCCGAAAATGAGAATCACGAATTCCATGCTATGGATATTACAGGTGTTATGGGTGGACCTATTTTGTGTGAAACACGCAGAATAGCAGCTTCATTGCAAAGTGAAGATAAAAAAGGTGGACAAAAACGTAGACCACGTGGTCCATCTAAAGATACTAAAGATGAAGCTACTCAAGATGAACCTGTAGCAGAAGAATCTGCATAAATAAGTAATATTTTGAATCTTGTATAATGTATATTTTATACAAGATTTATTTATCTAATGATTATTTCTTTAATCCTTCGTGTAAAGTTTTGTAAAAATGTATTTATAAATGTATCTCTTGTAGGTATAAACTTAACTTGATCTGCTGGTATTCCACGATCTACTTCTTCTTTTCTTAATTCCATAAATGTTTGTTCAATTGATTTTTGGACGTCCATAGAAGAAGCATATAAAGCTTGTGTAATAATAATATTAGTTGTTTCAGGAAGTACATTTGTTATACGAATAGAATCATATATACCTTTATTAACTGATTCTAATATATCAACTCCACTATCTGTAGTATATTTATATGCAGCATTTAATACTCTTTCAATTAAATCATCTTCTGTTTCATCAATACGTTTCATTAAACGATTAATTAATTCTTCATTATATTCTTTAAATAATTGTTCTGCTACATTTGCTGCTACACTACTAGTGGTATCCTCATCATTATCCCCTGCACCAGCACCTCTGGATTCATCTTCTTCACCCGCACCTGCTGCACCTTCTTCACCTGCACCTGCTGCACCTTCTACATTTTCTGGTTTAGATTCATTATCTTCTGTTGTTTCATTTTGACCTTCTGATTTTTCTTCAGTTTTACTCTCTGGTTGTTGTCCAAGAAGTCCAGAAACAGAATCAGTAACACCTTTAAACGAATCACCTTCATCAGACGTCTTACTTTCAGGTGCCTTACTTTCAGGTGCCTTATCAACATCAGTACTTTTCCTACCAAACATGTTTTTCAATCCTTCTTTCATTAGTTCTCTTCCTTTTTCTTTTTGTTCTAAAACTTTTGCTGCTTTTTCCGCTTTTTCTGCTTTTTTTATTTCTGCTTTGTGATCTCTCTGTTTCTGTCTCCAATTTGCTGCTTCTGCAGCCTTCTCTTTTCCGACAATATTACGCATAACCTTTTCTCTTATATCACCACCTATCATTCTATTTTTATAAGTGCGTATTTTTCTCTTACTTTTATGCTTTCTCATTGTTTTCCTTTTTTTTCCGCCCTGTTGTTGTACTTGTTGCTTAAACCATATTTCATAAGGAGGATCATTTAATTTTGTTAATAAATTTTTTATAAATACAGAGAGTGTTTTATTTGTTGAATTGTTGTAAACATTTGTAAATATCTTTGTAACAAGTATTTTTACAGCATCAAAAGATTTACGATTATCTAAAAGACTATATAGTAACAATGGTCCTTTTACTGTATTTCGTAATGCACTATTTATTGCTTGGAAAATTGTATCAGAAATCTTTGCCTCATTCGCTGGTGCACCTAAAACATCATTTATCTTATCCCCTAAATTTCTTTTTAATATACCTGAAATAAGTTGAGCATCTTCTGCAGTTTCATCCATTACTTTCGAACAAAGAGTTTCAACCATTTTATCTCTAATCTCATCGGTTAAATTCGTTAATTGTCTTTCTGTTAAAACAGGTGTTTTCGACATTAGTTATAATATATACAGAAAACTTTAGATATTAATATATAAAATTGAATACATATAAATATAATTTTATATATTAAACAAAAATGTCCATAAAATTATCTCTTGAAAAAAAAAGTAAAACACAAAAGAAAAAATCCTTAATTTCTGGAAAAGAAAAACAGAGATTATGGGATATATATGACCTTGAAAATGATAATGATATGGAATGTATTTATAATAAAGATAATAATGATGAAATAATAAAACCAGATAAACAAAAAGATAATTTATGTTATAATTGTAATTCTGAAATGATCATAATGGACACTGGATTTCCTACTTGTTGTAATAAAAATTGTGGTATTATCTACAAAGATACTCTAGATTATTCACCTGAATGGAGATTTTATGGCGCTGAAGACAAAAATGCTACAGATCCAACACGTTGTGGTAATCCCATTAATCCATTATTAGAGGAATCTTCTTTCGGATGTAAGATATTATGTGCTCAGAATTCGTCCTATGAAATGAAAAGAATTCGTAAATGGACAGAATGGCAGGCAATGCCTCATCGTGAAAAATCATTGTACGAAGAATTTCAATTTATAACAATAATGGCCAAAAATGCTGGTATTCCTAGAATATTTATTGACGATGCGATGGTTATCCATAAAGAAATTTCGGAACAAAAAATGTTTCGTGGTATGAATAGAGATGGTATAAAGGCAGCCTCTATTTACATATCATGTCGATTAAATGATTGTCCTAGAACATCTCATGAAATAGCAGAAATATTTATGTTAGATAAAACAGCCGCTACAAATGGTTGTTCTATGGCTGTAAGTATATTATCAAATTTAGAACGGAATGGTAATTCTTTAAACGCTAGTACAGATGATTTATGTTCTACCACTCCAAGCTCATTTATTGAAAGATATTGTAGTAAACTAAATATCAATACAGAGCTCACTCTTTTAGCAAAATTTATAGCAAAAAAAATTGAACATACGGGTTGCATTAGTGATAATACACCTCATTCTATAGCAGCTGGTATAATATATTTTATATCACAAGAATGTAATCTTACTATAACAAAAACTAATGTGAAACATATATGTGGTGTAAGCGAAGTAACTATTAATAAATGTTACAAAAAAATGGACTTATTAAAAGACAAATTAATTCCAAGTACTATAAAAGATAAATATTCAGATTATTAAAACATGAATATTCTAACTCGTATATTTTTTTAATAATATATAAAATATAAAAATATATGGAAAATACTTTCATTTTAGACACAAATAGTGAAGATACAATATTTTATTTAAATCAGAAAACAAAAAAAAAAGATTCCATTCCCAAAATAATATTTATTATACCCTATCGTGATCGAGAACAACAATTATCTTTTTTTAATAGACATATGGATTATATATTAGAAGATTATAACAAAGATGATGTAGATGTAATGATTATTCATCAAAATGATGCACGTTCATTTAATTGCGGTGCTATGAAAAACATAGGCTTTTTAATTGTAAAGGAAAAATATCCAGATAACTATAAAAATATAACATTAATATTTAATGATGTAGATACGCTTCCATTCACAAAAAATTTTTTAAATTATGATACATCTGTTAATGTTATAAAACATTTTTATGGCTTTAAACAGACCCTTGGTGGTATTGTATCTATAAAAGGATGTGATTTCGAGAAAATAAATGGTTTCCCAAATTTTTGGGCATGGGGATATGAAGATAATATGTTTTATGATCGTGCGATAAAATCTAAAATAGTTATTGATAGAACTCAATTTTTTCCATTCGCTGATAAAAATATATTACACTTTTATGACGGCTATTTAAAACAAGTTAATAAAAAAGAATTTGAGAGATATGCTAATTTTACAACAGAAGGTATTAAATCAATTAGAAATTTATATTATAACTATAATGATAATACAAATATGTATGATGTAAATACTTTTACAACAGAGTTTAATGAAGATGTAAAACATACTAAAATACATGATTTACATAATGGTACAACACCATTTAATCATATTAAAAGCAATAGAGGTGCTACAATGTCTATGCGTTTATAGTTCCATAATTTTGTATGTTAACCCTATTTTTTTATCAGTTTCCCAGATACCAGATATCTTAATAACATAAAAATTACGTTTTTTATTTGTAAAATTGTTATCATGATAAACACGAATTTGATTTGTACTTAATTGTTTCGTTAATATTGATTCTAATTGTTTTGAACGACGCGTATATTCTTTATAGTGTATTAAAATAGCATTTTCCAATAATTTTAAATCTTCTACTATTTGGCTATTTATAGAATTATTTAAAATAGTACGAATAAAAATTTCACTATTTGTTGTTACTTTTCTTTCTGTTATTAAAGGTAAATAAATATAAATTCCATTCATAGTTACAGACGATTTTGAAAACAAAATTTTTGTGAATTCACCATCCATTATAGTATTTTTTTTGGGATAAAGATAACGTATACTATCGCGTAAATCTATAAAATTTTCATTATTTTTTAATTCTGAGAGTTTTAAATAGACATTCATTATTTGATATAGTATATATTGTTATTATTATAAGTAGTTTTACATATATTTATTAATAATACCACGTATTTTATCTCTGTCTGAATCTGATAATATTTCAATAGTTACACCAGGCATTTCCTTCATTTTATTTACAGCATTAAATTGTATTAATTTCTGTTGTATTAATTTTTGTAATTTTTCCCATTTTTTTTCAGTTTCTGGATCTACTTTATTTGAATTCTCAATATTTATTGTAGACTGTTCAATTTCTTTCATAATTTCCATTGTTTTTGAATTCGATTCATTTGTCTTTTTTGTAATAAAATTTTTAATCTTATCATATAAATCTTGTGTAAATTCAATAATGGTTTCATTTAATGTTTTTATTTTTTTTTGTTCTTCACTTGTAATTGGACTTTGTGTTTCTGCACCTTCAAATATTTTATTACATCGTAAATAAAAAACAATACTAATTATTATCAAAATTATACTTATTAAAAATATGATTCTCGGATATCTTGTAAATATCATTATATATATTATTATATATATATATAAATGTTTAATTCTACCCTACTAAATAATAATAGATCTGCATATCTTCCGTGGAAAGGTAAAACATTTGGACAAATTACCAACACTATACAAAAAAATGATACTATTGTAGAAAACAAAAAAAACGATCTATTCTTTAGATCTCCTCCATTAAAAATTTATCGACGTGAAACAACTACCTCCGAAAAAAAAACAAATTCAGAGAAGCGTTCTACATCAATTGATGTACTAAATAGACCAGGAAGTTCTTTAGTCGTTTTTGATGAAAAAGATTGTGAATGTGCAGGAAATAAACATACTTTAGATATAAATTTAATTAATAATAGAGGTGAGCGTAATATATGTTGTAATAATGATATTAAAACTAGAGATGCATTTGATAAAGAAAAAATTGCCCGAAATAGAGCTCGTGGTTCTAGTATTGTTAAAAAGACACCCTCTACCGTTACAACTGCACCTTACGCTATGAGTTCACAAGAATATCTCGCAAACAGAGGAAAAACATTTAAACAAAACCAATTTCATTATTTTCAAGATGGAAATCAATTTGTAAAACCAGGAGCACCTGGAAGTCAGAATAACAAATATTCAGTTAATAATAATGGTAATGTTTTTTGTACAAAAAATCCAGATTATTATAAAGAAACACAATTTAAACCAAGTAATTACAAGTTCGCACAACAAGGTGGAGTTTCTTCTAGTGCTAGAACATCACGATTAAATTATGATACGATCACTACAAATGGTGGATTGTATACAAAAGCATATGGTTCAGAGGTTGGTAATGCTTTATCATATGGCGCATCTAGTGATGCTTATACTATTAAACAAAAAATTGGTTATCCTGCTCCTTGTGATACAAAATGTGTTACAAAATAATTGAAATAATTTTTTCATGCTATTATATTATGAAAAAATTTATAAATGAAACAGTTAAAGAAACTGTTCAGAAAGTTTTATATGGATTCGGATTTGGTTTAGGTATGAATATAGCATTTAAGGTATCAAAAGAAAAAAATGAACCTTACAAAAAAAAAGATTAATTATATATTAGCAACTAGTACTTATTGAAACATCATCTAAAAATACATTGTTTGTACTTGTATTGTGATTAATATTATTAAATAAAACACCATATTTTATACACCAGTCACTACATTTTTTGATATTATTTTTTAACAATATATTATATTTTTCCTCTTTGTTTTCTGTTTCGATCAAATTTAATGTATAATGAATATTTTCTATTTGTTGTTGTCCAAATATAGCATTATACTCTTCTATTTTAGTTGTAAACAATAAAGTTAATGGTATATTTAATAATCTATTTATAGGACGTTGAGATGATAATAAATTTTCAAAACAAGTATATAAATATTTATATAAAATATCGCATTTCGGACCTATAAAATTTTTACATACAATATATTTTTCTGAATTAGCATATCTACTTGTTTGAGGTTTTATTATATATACTTTTTCATATAACGAAGATAATAAAGCTAATATATCTAATGTATGCTGTAAAAAACAATCAAACAATTTTAAAACAAAATGTCCTCCTGGTCTTTGCATAACAACGGCATATATAACTTGTCCAAAAAGCAATTTTATAATATGATGTTCTTGATTATTAAAGTCAACTGAAAAGTCAAATCCACCATCACCTGTAATAATATGCATTTTATTCCCGTAATTATTTTTACAATATGTAAAGTTTTCTAATTTTAAAATATCTCCAGTACCATCTATTCCATGATCTATTACTACATTACTATGTTCTTGTAAAAACTGTTTACTTTTTTTCCATGCTGGAATATTTGGATCATTTTTATCATCTAATATAGACATACCAATATAATGATCATTTTCATTATTTCTTATATTTACTATTGCTTCAATAAAACCACCTGGTCCTTCAGCTAGATGAAAGCAATGAATATCATCATTTTTGTAATTTTCTAATAATTTAAAAAATTGTAATATTTCAATCATTTTAAAATAAGATCTTGATAACGGTTTCTTTTTAGCTACACTCTTTTTTTTACCAGGAATTAATGTATGAATATATTCATAAGGATTAGTATATCGTTTTACCAAATCCCAATCTGTACTTTTTGAATCGATTTTTTTTTTAATATCATTTAAATATCTAGACAATGAATTAGATACAACTGGTACGGGATAATTTCCTTCAGTATATAAGCATTCAAGATATTGATATATAAATGGAGTATTTCTAGGTAACTGAAAATGAATCATATTTTATATTTACTTATAAAATATAAATATTAATTTTTAAATTAGTTAACTTATTAATTATATTATTCTAAATTTAATTCTACTCCATCACGATTAACGCTTTCATCACCAATCAATAGCTTACGTTTTTTTCCTTTTAAACGTTTTATTACAATAGTCGGTTTTTCTTCTTTTGAATTTTCTTCTTTTTCATCTGTTTTTTTTATTTTTTCAATTATATCTTCTGTATCATCTTCTTCAGTAATTTCAAGACTAGTACCTTTATTAACAAGTAATTTATATACCTTTTCTGCATTTACATGATGAGTTTTTCTAAATACAAAATAACGATTCATAAAAGAGATCTTTTTTTCTTCAAGAGACATTTTATTAGCATTATCATATTCGTTTTTATTTTTATAATTCTGTTTTATCTCATCATTCATTTGTGTATATAATTCGTCAAACATACCACTTCCATTAGGTAATCCTATAGCATTTGCTTCTTCTTTTGTTAATAATGTAAATCCATAATTATCAAGAATCCTTTGTAAATAATTAAAATTAACCAAATATTCTAGAAAAGATTTATTAATACTCTCTTGGAAAATTTCAATGGGATAATTCAATGAATTCTCATCTTCTGGAAATCCTGTATAACTATACTGTTTTTTTATCTCATACATTTTTTCATCATCATCATTATAAATAGTCATTGAATCACCCTTGTTTTTTGATTTTAAAACATTAAATACTGTTTCACCATCATAACATGTTCCTATGAAATATCCATTTACTTTTGTACATTCAGAAACATTTCGTAAGAATGAATTCATGGTTTTATTATCTTTAAAGAAGTAATGTAGTGCAAACTGACATGAACTAACATTAAAACCATCTTTACCTACACCAAATTGTCTATATACCCCATCACCTAATTCTTCTTTATTTTTAGAACCATTACCAAATACTGCTTCAGAAATTTGTTTATCACGTTCACTTACTAATGCCTTTCCATTTCTGATATTTAAGCCACTATCTCCATTAGCAAACAAAGCATAAGGCATTTTGCTATATTTTTTTCGGTAATTTAGATATCTTGCGCAGGCCCCATCTTTTTGATTTTCAATATTATCTTTTGAGTAATCAATTCCAAATACAAAATCAATCTTTGAAGCAATCCATTTTGGAAAATCACCACCTTTACCTACTGCGAAATCGATTAAACTGTCACCACGATTACTTACACCTAATATCAACTTTCTCTTAACATAAAGATTATGAAAGTTTCGCAATGCACGTGTAGTTGTTTCTTTTCCTGTTTTATTATAATATACATCTTCATCACCCAAAAGTTCAGGAATATCTTTTCCAGACATAATCATTTCTTCTGTAATTGGATTATGAATACTATGCCAGTTACTATTTGCTACATGATATGCATTACCAAAATTAGACCCAGTAGCACGTAGATCATTTGTTTTATCGTAACGGACACGTAAAGGAACCCATCTCCAATAACCTTCTTTCTCACGATTATAACTAAATTCTACTATCATATTCTCCTCAAAATATTCATTTTCTTCTGTTAACATTACTAGTCCGTTTCCATTATCTTTTAATTCTACATTACAATATTGTGCTTCTATATCATAAGGATTAGTAGGTTGAAATGGTACAGGTTGATATCGTTGTGTATTATCTTTTTCATCTTCACTTGGAAGGACGTCATTAATTACATCCAACATAGGATTTATATATCCGTGATCTTTTTTATTAAAACCACAATGTAATATTAACGTTTTGTATTGAACAATAGAATTTTGATTTTGTAAATCGACACCATCTTGAAATACATTATGTATCTCATCTTTACCATTTTTATCTTTTTTAACAGATACCAAGAAATCAATTGTATTATATTGTGAAGGTTTCCATTTAAATGAGTGTTCCCATGTAATTTTCTTTAAAGGTCCTGCTTTACCTGATGAATTTCCACCAACACCAGTAGATGCTGGTGTAAATATTAACCCATCTGTATTATATTCATATGACCCATCTTTTACACGCGATAATATACCTTCGCAACTTTTAAATATATCTCCATGATAAGAAGTGGAAAACTCTTTACATTTTATAGAAAGCCAACAAGAATGATCTACATCATCGTCTACTTTACCGGTCTTTTTTACTGGATTACTATTTCCACTATCTTTATTTAATATGGAACGCGGTTTTAATTGACGGACAAAATTATTTAAAAGAGGAAGTCGGAATTTTTCTGGAATGTCTTCTTCTTCCAGTGCTACAAAATTAAGTTCACGAACACTCTTTTTGTTGATATAATATATATCAAATGCTGCATAAATATTTACAAATTTATTATTTTTATCGTATTTAATATGTTCACCGTCTATTAAACTATTAAATAGTTCTTTTTCTAGCGTAACAATACCAGTAAATATAATATTCATATTTGTATCAATCATATAAATATGACCATTATCTGATACAAATAACATTTTACGATCACCATCGGCTTTATCTGTTACTGTATAGTTTTCACGAATATTCGGTACTACACTTATGCGTTCTTGGCCATCTTCTGGTAAAGTTACAATATTATTCATTTGTAAAGTATAAGATGATGGCCCTATAAAATGTTTTGTTAAATCACGTTGTGCCTTTTCCGCTATATAATCACTTGAATTATTATACTTTTCCATAAATTCTTTTGTATAGTCATCTCCAAATACAGTTTCCATATACGATTTTAAAACTTCTTCTTTTTCAGAATTAGATATTGGATAACTTGTTCCTTGTATTGAACTCAAAACAATTCTTATACATTTACGTAAAGCATCCAAAATTTTTGAAGCTGTATTATATTCAGTTCCCATACCAATGCGACTATTGTCTAATTCCAATTCAACTTCATACACCTCTTCATTGTTAAATACATTCGCATCTTGAATAGTATATTCCGGTATAGGAACTCGTGATTGTTTTTTATAACGACGTTTTGCGATTGCCGAACCTTTTACAATACTTACATCTAGAAATACCGGTAATTCATCATGGCGCATTCTAACACGATTAATATATCGAAATATTTTCTTTGAATCTAACCACGAAGATAAGATATTTTTCGCAATTTCTGTATGTGGATAAAAGTCTTTTTCATATTGATAAGAAGCACGAAAATTAAAATCTTCAAAATCAACTGGACGCATAGGTTTACTTGTTTCACGAGATTCACCAATATAAGGAGGATGTTTTTGAGTAAATTTAACTTTATCTGAAACAGCTGATATTGTAGAAGGTAGGTCTAAAATTTTTTGTAAATTATTGGTTCTACAATATTCCTGTATCAAATCAATACCCATAACTTCTGCACGTATATTAGACATACGTATTTGACCAGTTTTTTTATTTAAATTTTCACATTGAATACGTAAAATGCTAAGACCTTCTACATTTTCAGTTTTATAACCAGCTGAATAAAATGATTGAACAACGTTATCGTAATCAATCTTAGACAATGGTTTTCCAGATCTTGGATTTGTACCAAATCGTATCTCCAATTCTCCATTTTTATTTTGCATATTACGTGATGTATTATCTGCTAAATAAAATTCAATCAATGCTTCAAAATCTTTTTTGGAATTTGACTTTGGTGAAGCTTTTGGAGGAGAATCTTCAGGTGTTTTTGGTGATAACTGCTCTTCTTTAGGAGGAGATCCTTCAGGTGTATTTATTTCAGATTTTTCCATAATATATAAATAAGTATATCTTATTCATATATTATTTTACGTTAACATATTCAATTTTGTATATTCATCGATACAAGATACGTAATTATACTATTATATAAATCTTGTTTTTTTGGTTTATCTTGGTCACAATCAATTTTTAATACCTCCATCATGCTTTGCAATTCAGGTATCTTATAAGACGAAACACCCTTTAATATTTTCTCTACAAACGGATCAATATGTAATTTATCTTTTTTAATTTCGACTATTTTATCATTTGATAATTTTGTACAATCAACTGTTATTTGAAGATCATCATTTCGTTCAAACAAATAAGTATCATAAATACTATCTGTACGAAATTCCATGTAAATATCTTTTTGAATAATGATAGCATTTATTTTATAATAAAAACATAACACCCAAAACGTACACCACGTTGTTTTTTTATCAGTCATCAATTCTGATGCTACATTTTGCATCTTAACATTCGTCATTTTAATTCCATTTTGTTGAGCAGTTGCTTTAATATCTATTTTATTTTTTTGTATAAAGTCCATGATTTTTTGCTTTTCTGATAATTCTGCGTTTTTATATCGACTTCCTAACATATGAAATTCGCCTATTCCGATCGATAAGATATAAATACAACAAAATAATCGGTCATTTACTTTAGGCATAAATAATTCTGACTTTGTTTTTTCTGGTTCAATATATTCTTTTTTTTCAACTATATTATCGAGTGGTATTAATGGTTTAATGTTATCAACAAATGTTTTTGATAAGATAAACCTTTCACAAATTTGAGGATCCACATCAAATTTGTTAATATCGTAAAAAATCTTGTTTAAGAGTGTGTAAGCCATTGTTAGATATCTATATACCACATGATACCTTTAAATATATTTTGATTAAATTGTTGTACCTGCTGTAATATTATCACCATTTGTTTGGTCTGACTCGAAATATGCTTTGACGAAATCTTCTTTTTTTGATTCCGCAAGTAAAAGCATTTTTTCTTGATCTTGGACATAGTCTAAATAGGTTTGCAATTTATTCGTAATTTCTTTTGGTAAAAACGATATATTGATATATACACCGCTTTTATTTTCGTTTAATTTAACATCAGGTGTTGAGTGTAATATTTTTAATATTTCTAGTTGATGTTCTTTAGATAATTTTTCGAGACGCGTTTTTAATTTTTCTAATTCAATTGTATTATCCATTTATTGTTATTCGATAAATTTATTTATATTGTTATTAAATAAATTTATAATTCTTCATCACTATCATCAACCACTTGTAAACGTCTAAATGCCTGCATTGTATCATACATACAATATCTTACATTACTTAATAAAATATTTGAATCTTGCATTTGTTCTGCAGCGGTAAATAAACTATCGAATTTATATGTAAGGTGTAAATCTACTTTTTGATTAATAACATAACATCCCTCTTGGGTAGATAACAATCGATATTGATTACGATTAAGAATTTTTGTACGACACATCGGACATTTATGTTTAATAGCCAAATGCTTTGATAAACATGTAAAACAGAAACTATGACCACATGGTGTAGTAACAACATTTGGATTTGGTTTTATTTTTTCCTCTTTTTCATCGTATTTTAAAAATTGGAGTTTTTCATAACAAATAGGACAGTTTCCCATGTCTAATACATTAAGTTCATCCATAGAAATTTTATTTTCGTCATTTATTGCTCTCAATTGCTCTAGAAACTCTTGATTATTATATTCTTTTTTATCTTCCGCCATTATACATAGTTTGAATGATTTTATTATTTACAAAAAAAATCATTCTATTGATTTAAATTAAAAAGTTACTGCTGTTCCAGCAAAAGTCATACAACTCCAAGATCCAGAAGAAGTACCCGTAGAAATACATAACGTTTTTGTATTTTCTGCTATTGTAGCCGATGTTCCTGAACCTTTATCTAATGAAAACTCGGTCAATGAATATATTGTTATAATTTCATTTGTTGCACTTGGTGTAGGTAATGTATGTGTAAGAGAATTACCTGTATTAATATACGTTTTACCCTTAACTAAATTAGTACCTGATGTTAATGGTAACATATTTAATCCTGATGCTGTGGCTGCGTTTCCTGTACTTAATGCTGTATTTTCTACATTACCTAATCCTAACGAAGTTCTAGCAGTTGCTCCACTTTCTAATACAAAATTACTTCCATTACCAACTATAAAATTACCATCTGTGGGTGTTAAACCTGCTATATCATCCAATTGAGCATCATGTGCTTGTACATCTGTTCCTATTACTAATCCTAATGTTGTTCTTGCTGTGGAAGCATCTGCATCATCTATTAAAGTA